ACAGCATGTACAGCCTGAGCGGGGCGATCACTGACCACCGCAACGGTACTGTGTCTATCAAGATGGGCAAGCCCACGGAGACGGAGAACGCCAAAGCGACCGTTACCGCCCTTGCGGGCGCGCCGGTCACATACGCCCGTGCGGTGGAGCTGCGGCCCATCATCGAGCAGGCGGCGGTCAGCCTGAGCGACGGCGAGGCGGCGACTGTGCCCGAGCTTATCACGGCATGGGCGTATCCTGTTGCTTACGCGGAGGGCGACCGCAGGAGCTACGGCGGCAAGGTGTACAAGTGCCGTCAAGCGCACACCTCGCAGGAGGATTGGAAGCCGAGCGCAACGCCCGCGCTGTGGGTCGTGATCGACGTTGCGCACGCGGGAACGCAGGATGATCCAATCCCCGCAAGCCGCGGCATGGAGTACGAGTATGGCAAGTACTACCTCGACAGCGAGGACGGCAAGACGTACCTCTGCGAGCGTATCGGCGAGGCCGCCGGCGGGAAGATCGTCTTGCAGTATCTGCCACACGAGCTTATGGGGCAGTATTTCACGGAGGTCTAATGTATGAAAATGCTGAAAGCGATCCGTGACGCGGACGCGCTGCGGCCTAACAAATTGAGCACGCCGCGCAAGGCGGAAATTCTCATGGTGCTTGAGCACCGAATTGCCGAGATGATGGGGGCGGAAGCCCCCGCCATCAAAGTGAGCGTGGAGGATGACACCGCGAGCGTCGAGGATATGGAATTGCTGCTGCCGGACGGGCACAACGAGTGTTACCACCTGTATTTGGCAGCGCAGCTCGACGCTTACAATCAGGACAGCGCGCTCTATGCCAACGACCACGCCATTGCCAACGAGGCGGTGGCCGATGCTATGGCATGGTGGCGCAGGACCAACCGGAAAGAAAGCCGGGGCAACTGGAAGGTGTGATGACAAGTGCCGACGACATTTCAGCTGGTGGAGACGACCTTCCCGAACGGCGAAGGCAAAGACACGCAGGAGCAGATCAACGGGGTCTACGACTACCTTTTCGTGCTTCTGGAACAGCTTCGGTATACGCTTTTCAATCTGGACGGGAGCAACATCAATCAGAATGCACTGAGCGAGTTTATCAAGAATATTTCCGAGCCGATCTACGCCAAGATCGAAGATACTGACAAGAACGTAAATGAAATTTCCATTACAGCGAAAGGATTAGATGCTCGACTTAGCGATGCTGAGGGGGACATCACGCAGCTTGACACAACGGCAAAGGGCTTGCAGGCGAGCATTTCGAACCTCGACGGCGCGATCACAAACATCAAGGCCGACGTGAACGGCATCCGCGCGACGGTAAGCACCAAGATCGACGCGACGCAGGCACAGAGCATTTTCGACCAGAGCGCGACCGGCTTCACGCTGGGCGCGACGAGCGGCGAGAACGGCACGATCTTCAAACTCAACTACAACGGCGTGCAGGTAGCGAGCACGGGCAGCATTGATCTGTGCGTGGATGCGGTGAACATCTATGGCACGCTGACAGCGGGTGCGCTGCGCGGCGGAAGCGTGAGCCTGCTGGCCGGAGATACCCCTGTCGGCAGCATGGATCTTGCCTACACGGGCACGGGGCAGGTCGGCGTCGGTCTGACGGCGACCTATGGTGGCATGAAGATGCACGCAGCGGGAAATATCTTTCTTGAATCCGAGCTGGGGCCGTTTGCATTGATCGGAAAAGACAATGCCAGCGACTACCCTGTCGTCTCGCTCGGCGGCGGCTATCTGGTGCTGAGCGGCAATTACACGTTCGGCGCTTCGCCGCCGAGCCACGCGCCGTATGGCACGGTGTTTTTCATCGAGGAGTAAGGCATGGAGAGCTTTTATTGTACGCTGTCGCCGGTCGACGGAGACGGGACACAGCTCAGCGTCTACGCACGGTTTACTGGCGGCGCGTCGGATTACACGTATAAGCGCTCAATCGACATCCGCATCACGGGCGTCGGGACGTTCTCGTTCGATTCGAGCGAGGTCGGCGGTGGTACGAGCACCTTTGTCGGCACGATCACAGGGCTCACACCGGGCACGACATACGAGTGGATATGCAACATGTACTACTGGGGCGGATCGTGGATCGTCTCAGATTACAGCGATTCCGGCACAGCCACGACATACAGCGGCGGCGGCAGCGGAGGCAGTGCGAAGGCGGTCATCAACGTCGGGACGTATGCCTATCCGAACTGGAAGAGATACCGCGCGATCGTCAACATTGGGACGTATTACAACACAAATTGGCTATCGGTTCGACCGGTCAACAATTACGGGAGCTATTCGCAACCCGATTGGAGGTAAAGAGCATGAATGAAAAGATCAAGCAGGAAGCGGCGCACGCGATGCGCCTGATCGGCATTTTGAACGTCAACGGCGACGCGGTGGACGTGGTGGCGGCGGTGCGGCAGTCGCTTCGCAATATCGCGATGATCTGCGACGGCACGGAAGCGCCAGAGAAGAAAGAAAGCGAGGGCCCGGATGAGACTGCCTGAGATCACGGCATATACGAACCGGCGCGTGCAGCAAGAGAAATTCGGAGGCATCAACCACACGTTCGGTGCGGCGGGCGGCGAGCTCTACGACATGAAGAACCTGTCGGCGCGATACTTCCCGCTTCTTTCCCCCCGTGCGAGGCGCTATACCGTCCGCAAGGATATGGGGACGGCAAACGGCATTTTCAGTGCAGGAAAGCTCTACGAGGTATACGGAACGAAGCTCTACGTCAACGGCGAGGAGAAGTCGACGGTCGCAGACAGCGAAAAGACTTTCTGTGCACTGGGCGAGCGCGTGCTCATCTTCCCCGACAAGATCGTGTGTGAAAAGGACGGCACGATCAAGCCGATGGAGGCGAGCTACGCCGCGGCGGGGCTGAAATTCGGGAATGGTACGTATGCCGACGAAAAGGCGGCGGCAAACAGCATCACGACGACCGGCGCGGCGTTCCCATTCAACGTGGGCGACGCCGTGACGATCTCGGGCTGTACAAAGGAGACCTACAACAACCGCACGCCCATCATCCGAGAGATCAGCGAAGACAAAAAGACGCTGCGCTTTTATGAAAACACTTTCCGCCTGCCCGATGGGCAGGAAAGCATCACGGAGCCCGGAACAGTCACGCTCAAGCGCAGCGTTCCCGACATGGATTTTGTCTGCACGAACGAGAACCGCGTGTGGGGCTGCAAGGGCGACAGCATCTTTGCTTCAAAGCTCGGCGACCCGTACAACTGGAACGTGTTTGACGGACTATCCACGGATGCGTTCAGCGTGGAGAGCGGCACGGCGGGAGCATTCACGGCGTGCGTGAGCTACCTTGGTTACCCGTGCTTTTTCAAAGAAGACAAAATTTTCAAGATGTACGGCACGATTCCGACAAACTTCCAACTCATGTCAAGTGCTGTGCTCGGTGTGATGAAGGGAAACCACAAGAGCCTCGCCGTGGCGGGGGAAACGCTCTATTACCTCTCAAAGGTCGGCATCATGGCGTACAGCGGCGGCATGCCGCGCTGTATCTCCCGCACGCTGGGCGACGATGCGCGCCTCTCTGACGCGGTGGGAGGAAGCGACGGCCTCAACTACTACGTGAGCCTGAAAGAGGATGGCAAGGCGGCGCTGTACTGCTACAGCAGCGAAAACGGCGTGTGGCATAAGGAAGATACGCTTGCCGTGGTGCAAATGGCCTATTCGGGCGGTATCATGGCCTTAGTAGACGGTGGGTGCGTGCTGCTGGGGAATCCGGCAGATATCCCGACCGGCGCAACACGCGAGGGAGCCGTCAGCAGCGAGGCGGAGTTTGCCGACTACGACGGCGGATCGTTTGACGCGAAGCACGTGCAGCGTGTGCGGGCGCGGCTGGAATGCGAGAAGGGTGCAACGGTCGTGTTCCTTGTCAAGTTCGACGACGGCGCGTGGGAAGAGGTCGACCGCTGCGGGGCACAGGAGAAAGACGTTTTCACGCTCAACTGCCCGATCCGCCGCTGCGACCACTTTAGATTAAAAATCAAAGCCACAGGAGAATACCGGCTCTATGCGCTCGAGTACGAATACGTGACGGGCGGCAGAAAGTGAGGGGACAATGGCAGATAATTTCAAACACAAGAATACAGACCTGACGCTCATCAACGATTCTGGCGACCTTGATCTCATCCGGCAGTATACAGAGGCCTACAACAAGGCCTATGCCGAGGGAGACAAGGCGGGCCAGCAGGCGGCGCACGACGCAGCGGAGAAAATCCGCGCGAAGTACGACTATTCTGGCGGCGTGGACGGCAGCGAGTACATCAAACTCGGCACGGGCGCGAGCCCTGCAAAGGCTGACACGAGCTGGCTCGATAAGCTGGGCGACAGCAACTACAACTACGATCAGAGCGGGCAGATCAGCGCAAAGCTCGACGCGCTGCTGAACCGCACGCCGTTTTCCTATGATGCAGCGAGCGACCCGCTCTATCAGCAGTATCGCAAGCAGTACACGCGCGAGGCAGACCGCAGCGCTGAGGATGTGCTCGGCAAGGCGGCAGTGATGACGGGCGGGATGCCGTCCACGGCGGCGGTGGCAGCGAGCCAACAGGCGAGCGACTACCAGATGAGCCAGATGACGGACAAGATTCCCGAATTACAGCAGCTTGCCTATAGCATGTATCAGGACGGCTTGAATGCTGACCGCGCCGACCTGAATACGCTCATCGGCCTTGAGGACAACAACTACAACCGCTGGCTGGCTGACCGCAACTATCTTTACCAGCTTGCGCGCGATCAGGTGGGCGACCAGCAGGCGGCGGATGCGCTGGCGTATCAGAAGCAGCAGGACAAGCTCAACTATAACTACCAGAAGGAACGCGACGCCATCGAGGACGCACGCTATAATGCGGAATGGCAGTATAAATTGCAGCAGGCCGCGCAGGCAGCGGCGGGGAAGGCAAGCGGCGGTGGCTCTCGCCGGACTTCCGGTGGCGGGACACGTAGCGGAGCTACCGGCGGAGCGATGGACTACGAAGGCCTGTTTGCTGCGGCAAAGGCGAGCGGGAACCCCAAGAGCTGGCTTGCGCAGAAGGCTAACTACCAGAAGTACGGCTTTACATCTTCGAGCGGCCTCTATTCCGACTATGAAAACTGGCTGGAAGGGCAGAACGGTGGAAGTTCAAGCGAGGGCTATAATTCGAGCAATTTCAATGCGGCTATGAGCAGTCTGCGCACGATGCTTGCACAGGGGCGTACCGATTATGCTGTCGGAGGTATTGATTCTTTCTGGGATAAACTGAGCGACGAGCAGAAGGCGCGCGTGCAGAAGATGCTGGACGAATACGGGCTGACTTACACGGAGGACTGATATGGGAAAGCTGGTAGCACTGAACACCAATAACGAAGAGAAGAAATTAAAGACCGAGCAGCCAATTGCGACCACTGTTGCGCAGGGGCGGCGCGGGAAATTGATGCAGACCGGGAGCGCGAGCGCCCCGGTCTCTTCTCCACCTACAGTATATCGCACGAGCCCGGTGAAGACGACGCCAATGACGCAGCAGAATGACGTGATGCCGAAGAACCAAAGCAGGCTTGGCAAAGCAACATTTTCAGGGAACAGGACACCCGGGAAACAGCAGAAGTATTCCGTTGGAAAGGGCATTGCCGGAGCAACTATGAAAGGCATCAACCAAGCCGCGCAGGGCATTGCCGACACGCTTGCGTTTGCGGAAGATGTTGCACTTTCCCCATTTGAGTTAGTTTCCGGGCAGCAGCTCGGCGATTTGTCGGATTCCGGTCTTGCAAATAAGTTACAGCGCCGTATTCGAAATGAGGGGCAAGAGATAGAGGACAAATACGCGGCGAATGTTGAGCGCGGCGGCAAGGCTGCGGAGATTTTTGACAAGTATGGCGCATTGACCGTCGCAGCAGCCCCGCAGGCGGTCGCAGCGGTGCTCACCTCAGGCGCGAGCCTCGGGGCGACGCCAGCGACGCTTGCGAAGACTGCTGCAACGGAAATGGCCCCGAGCATTGCAAACACGATCCGCAACAGCGTATTTGCGATGGGGAAAGACCCCCAGTATTGGCTTTCATTCTCGCAAGTCGTAGGTTCCAGTTACGAGCAGGCACTTGATGACATGGAGAAGGCCGGAGTGGATAACAACACCTCTCGCACGAAGGCCGCACTTTATGCCACAGGAAACGGCCTGATGAACGCTGCCGTTGAAGTTGGCGGCGGTATTCAGACGCTTCCAGAACAGTTGAAACACGGTTCCGCTGCGTGGAAAGCATGGCTTGAATCCGCCTTTGATGAAGGTAAAGAAGAAGTTGTGCAGGGCATTCTTGAAAGAGCGACGCAGAACGTCGCCTACAAGAAAGGCAATCCTCTCGCATCAATGAGGGATGAAAACGCCATTTTGAACCCGCGGACATCCGCAGAGAAATTTCTCGGCGGCGCAGTGGTCGGCGGTGTTCTTGGCGGCGGACAAGTTGGCGTGAATGCGGCGCTTCAATCGCTCGCGCGCTTTGATAACTCCCTCGGTGAGAGCGGGCGTAAGGCGATCCGTGGCTCGTATCAGGAGGGCAAGGACACGGCGGAGCACGTGAAAGACTTTATTCCTGCCTACAATGCGGGCGTGGAGGGCAAGGCGAACCCGAACCCGACGAATGAGACGGCCTATGCGGGGTATGTCGCAGGGCAGAACGACGCGAAGGCCGAGGCGCGCAAGAAGACCTTTGCGCAGGAGAGCGACGGAGGCAGCGGCCTTGTCTATGATGACTACGTTTCACGTGAAATGGACAGTGCGACGGCAGACGAGATCAACACCGTTGCAAAGGCGCTCGGCGTGCGCGTGCGCATGGCTGACGTGGTGCGTGGCGGCACGGCTAACGGCGTCATCGAGGGCAACGAAATCCGCATTGCAAAGGATGCGCAGGACCCCGTGATGCAGGTCGTCGGCCATGAGTGGACACACCGTGTGCAGGAGCTTGCGCCCGAGCAGTACACGGCGTTCCGCGATGCCATCATGGAAGACCCCGACGTTGCCGAGGCGGCGAACATTCTGCATGAGCAGTATAACCGCATGGGCGTTGAGATCAGCGCGGATGAAGCGCTGGACGAGGCCGCGGCGAACTACGCGGGCGAGATGATCGCCAATACGGACGTGCTGAACGAGTTTATCCGCAGGCACAGCGAAGACCGCACGCTGCTTGAAAAGCTGCGCGACGCCATCCGTGAGATCGTGGGCAAGCTGACCGGCAAGGCGAAACAGCAGGCGCAGACAGCGGAGGGGCTTTTACAGCAGGCATTTGAAGCGGCGGCGCAGAACAGCAAAAATGTCGCCACAGAGGGCGGCGCGCGGTATTCCCTGAATGAATTCGCAGACGGTAAGCGATTTGTCGATGTGCAGACGGAGCAAAGCCAATTTGACGGGCTGGATGACAAGCAGAAAACGAAGCGAGCAATCCAAGTCATCAAGGAAAAGTTTGCAGGGAAAGTCATCGGCATTGATAATCGCGTGTTCGTCAATGGCCGAAGTGCGGCAGAATATGGGCACCCGTCCAAGAATATTTCTTCCGATATCCGCGATGCGAAAATGAGGGCGTCTACGGAGTTGGACAACCTGATTGATGCAGGGACTAATTTCAGAACGGCCCCGGACGGAAAAGACGGGCATGTCCACCCCAACGCCGTAGGGGACTTTCAATACTTCGATACGACATTCAAGGTCGGGAACGAGTACTACAAGGGCACCGTTAATATCGAACCGGTTTCAAAGGGGCTGCTTCTGAAAGACATTACAAAAATAGAAAACATCACACAGGACATCAGTAGCTCATACGGGCAGAACCCGAAGTCTACATTCCTGCGTGATGCTTCTATGGATAGTATACGCACCGATGGCGAAAATGTCAATGGGGACTATTCCCTTGAGGGCGCGGAGAATGGCAAGAAGCGCTATTCACTGAAAGAGTATACCGACGAAGAGAAGAAGCAGCACCGCAAGGACGCGGACGAGTATTTCGGGCATACCTACAAGTGGGCGGAGACCGGATACATCCTGACGAACGGTAAGAAACTCGACTTCTCCGGCAGGCACGAAGGAGGCCCCGGCGGATATCGCACTGTTGACCACCGTGACATTCGTGACGCGCTGGGCGATGACTACGGCGGCAGCGATTACAGCGGGAGCATGGTTCAGTTTATGAGCGAGGGCAATATCCGCATTTCGCCGGAAAGTGGCGGCATTAACCTCTCTGTTATGCCGACAAAGAATCAGCTTGATTCTCTTTCTGATTTTATCAGCCATAATCGCGGTGAGGTCATTCTTGACCTTGATACGCCTGACGGGCAGACGGTATCAAGCACGGAATACCCGCGCGGCACACACGCGAACAAGGTACTTTCGGACATCAAGGCCTATTTTGAGGACGGCACGACGCCGCAGGTATCGAGCCTTGCACAGTTCCTATCCCTCAAGGGCACTGAGAACGCGCAGGAGATCGCGGCGCTCAAGCGTGAGAATGAGACCTTGCGTCAGCGCGTGGACTACTGGAAGGGACAGACGCGCCGCAGCGACGGTGTGCGCACCGACAGCAAGAGCGTGGAAAAGGCGGCGAAGGAGCTGACGCGCCGCTACGGGGCGGAGATCGAGGGCAGCGAGATCGCGGGCGACCTTGCGAGCCTGTATGACTACATCGCGCGCGGCGGCGACGAGACCGGCGATCTGACCTACACCGAGGCGAGAAGCCGCGCGGACGCCATCGCCCAGCGCATCGCAGAGAGCGCCATCGCAAAGGATGACGAGGTATACCGCGAGTATAGCGAGCTGCGCAAGTACCTGAAAGATACGAAGATCACGCTCTCCACCGAGGATGCGGCTGGCATCACGGACTACGCCGACTTCCGGCGCGGGCTTTTCGGCAAGGTAAATCTCGGCAAGGGCGAGCACACGAACGTCGATCAGGTCTATTCCGAACTGGCGGAAAGCTATCCCGAGTTTTTCAGCGAGACGCGCGAGAACAACGTGAGCGACCAGATCGCGCGCATTGCCGACGTTGCGGGCGAGCTTTACAACGTATCCGGGTACAATCCCTTCGAGGGGTACATGGGTCAGGCGGTCAGCTCAATATCGAATGACATTCTTGACCGCTTCTTTGACCTACCGCAGGCGAAGAAAACCTTTGCCGATGTGCAGGCGGAGAAGCTGGACGCGGCAAAAGCGGCGGGCCGCAAGGCGGCAGCGGATGCAAAACTCGCCGGGCAGATGGCACAAGGCCGCACGGATGCGGTGAAGCTGCGCCACACACAGGAAGCCCTGCAAAAGGCCCGCGCACAGCAGGCGGAGAAGCTGGATGCGCTGCGAAACCGTTACCGCGAGAAGGACGCGACGCGCCGCGAGGGGCAGAAGCGCCGCGAGCTGCGCGCGAAGATCACGCGGCACGCAAAAGACCTGTCGAAGAAGCTGCTGCGCCCGACGGACACGAAGCACATCCCCGAGAATATGCGCTCGGCGGTGGCGGCAGTGCTGAACAGCATCAATCAGGAGAGCGCCTACACCGTGGACGAAAGCGGCAAGCATGTCTATGACGGCAGCGGCACGCCGACGCAGCGCACGCAGGCATTCGAAGCACTCCGAGATCAGTATCAAGATATTCTTTCAGGGCGAGAGAAAGACGGCGACGACCTGGTCATTGACCCGTCGCTGCTGGGCACGGACGGCAAGGACGGCCTGCTTGGACAGGTTATCGGCATGAAGGACAAGCGGCTCTCTGAGCTGACGCGCGAAGAGCTTGGGACGATGTGGAAGACCATTCGCGCGGTGGAGAAATCCGTCTCGACGGCGGGCAAGGTGCTCTCCAAGAGCAAATTCGAGACCACAAAGCAGATGGCGGATGCCTTCAAGACCGACGTGAGCACGCGGCGGAAGAAGCTCGGCGGCAATACGACGATCAGCTTAGAGACGCCGTACACGTTCTTTGCCCACTACGGCGAGACGGGCAAGAGCATCTACCGGATGCTGCGCAATGCACAGGATTCTCAGGAGATCATGGCACGTGACATTGCCGAGAAGACGCGGAAGGTGCTTGGCGACGAGCTGGGCGAGGCGGGCTTCAAGGATATTGCTGGGAAGGCTATCCACGGCGACCTGAAAGGCGCGCTACGCGACGCGCGCGGCAGTGCCATCGGCAAGTGGGAGGCGGAGACGCACGACATCACCGTCGCAAACGGCGGTAAGCTGACACTGACGACGCCGCAGATCATGGAACTGTACCTTCTGAGCAAGCGCAAGCAGGCGCTTGGGCATCTGCTCGGCGGCGGCGTCATCCAGCCGGAGATCAAGAGCGCGGAGACCGGCAGGACGAAAGTGCCACGCGGCACGCAGCAGGTCTTTTTGACTGATGGCGATATCGAGCGCATCACGGGCAAGCTGACGGACGAGCAGAAGCGCGTGGCGGACGGCTTGCAGGAATTGACGGCGACTACGCTTGCCAAGTACGGCAACGACGCGAGCATGCAGGCCTACGGCTACCGCAAATTCACCGAGAAAAACTACTGGCCCATCAAGTCAGCAAAGGAAGCACTGCACAGCAACCTCGAGAAGGACAGTGGCAATGTGCGCTCCATCAAGAATATCGGCATGGCACAGCAGGTGACACCGAACGCGAACAACGCCGTGGAGCTGCGCAGCGTGTTTGATACGTTCGCCGACCATGCATCCGACATGATCGACTACGCAGCATGGCTCGCACCGATGGAGGATGCAAACCGTTTCTTCAACTTCCAGTACCGCAATGACGCGGGCAATAAGACCGGCGTGAGCGTCAAGGGCCTGCTCGACGAAAAGGGCGGCAAGGGCGCGCAGCAGTACTGGCAAAAACTGATGGGCGACATTCAGAACGGCATCGTTGTCAAGGACTTTGAACCGGGCACGGACAAGATGGGAAAGTTTGTCGGCAAATTCAAGGGCGCGTCTGTCGGCGCGAACATCCGTGTCGTCATCCAGCAGCCGACGGCGTTCTTCCGCGCGGCGGCGGTTCTCGATCCGAAGGACATGGCAAAGGGCATGACCGGCGGCGTGACGAAGGGGAGCGGCTGGGAGAAAGCACTTGAGCATTCCCCTATCGCAATGCGCAAGGACGTCGGCAGCTTTGATATCTCGTCACCGTACACGCTGAAAGACCGCTTCTACGGTAAAGAGGGCGTGACGAACAAACTGAACGACCTCGCTGGCGCTGCTGCGGGCAAGGCGGACGCCGCAACGTGGGGGAAGCTGTGGAACGCCTGCGAGTGGCAGGTGAAGCGTGAAAAGCCAGACGTCCGCGCGGGCAGCAACGAATTTTACAGCGCGGTCAACGATGTGTTCTCCGATATGATCGATCAGACGCAGGTCGTCGACGGAATCTTGCAGCGCAGCAACATCATGCGTGGCAAGAGCACCCTCTCGCAGCAGGCGACAGCCTTTATGGGCGAGCCCATCATGAGCCTGAACGTGCTGCTTCGCAGCTACGACAACTTCCGATATGAGGAGAACCCGGCGAAGCGCAGCAAGGCCCTCAAGACGCTGGGTCGCGCGGCGACGGCGCTGGTCGTTACGAATGTGGTGAATGCGCTGGCGCAGAGCATTGTCGACGGCCTGCGCGACGATGACCGCGACAAGGACTATTGGGAGAAGTTCTTCTCGGCTTTTACGGGCGTGGAGGGAGACGAGAAGAACGCGCTCGAGTTGATCGGCAACGTCGTGCTGAACGGCAACGTCGGCAGCAACATGAACCCCGTGGCGCAAATCCCATTCGCAAAGGATGTTCTCTCGCTTGCGCAGGGCTATGATGTGTCACGCCCTGACATGGAGGTCTTCTCCGATCTGATTAACGCGGCGAGAGTCTTTGTTGACAGCGCAGGCGGCGACGGCAAGAAGACACGCAAGGAGGCCACGCTCACGCTGTTGGCTGCGGCGAGCAAGATGTTTGGTCTGCCGGTTGCCAACATCAAGCGCGACCTTATGGCGACGCTGCGCACCATCGCACAGGCGAGTGGCAGCCTCGGCTTCCAGTATGAGGTGGAGAAGTTCAGTTACAATCTTGCCAGCAGCGACAACAGAAGCCGGTTTATCGGTATCCTCTATGATGCGCTGGAACAGGGCGATTACGCGACCTATGAGCACGTGCGCCGCGACCTGATGGAGCAGATGGGGCTTGACGGCGAGAGCATCCAAAGCAGCCTCAAGACCCGCTACAACAAGAAGGTCGAGAGTGAGGCCAACTACTTGTTCCCGCAGAAGTCGCTTGACCTGCTGGGCATTCGCGGGAAGTACGCCTACGACAGCGGCGAGGACGAGGAGGAATTCAGCGCGGCGGACCTGAACGCGAGCTCGTACAGCAAGTACGAGACGCAGAAGGGCGAGGCCTACCGCGCGCAGGCTGACAAGGCAACGAGCAGCGGCGCGTTCTCCCGCCTCTCTGACGAGGGCAAAGACAAGGCGCTCGGCTACGTCGAGAGCTACGCAGAGGCAGTGGCGCTGAAAGAAAATTCCGGCGGGAAGTACGAGATCACGACCAAATGGATCCAGAATGCGCAGGAGGCGCAGAAGCAGTATCGCATCGCCCCCGGCGTGTTCGCGGCCTGCAAGGCGGCGGCGAGCGAGTGCGAAATGCTGAAGGACAAGGACGGCGACAGCATCGACTATAGCAAGGGCTTGCAGATCATGGAAATGCTGTTCCGCTCTGGGCTTAACGAGCAGCAGCGCACGGCGATGTACGAATATCTGGACGTGCCGAAGAAAATTCGCCATTGGAACCGCGCGCGGGTAGACGAGCAGCTTGCAATCGCACGGAAGAAAGCGGTGTAAAGAAAAAGAGCCTGTCGGGAATCCGACAGGTTCTTTTTCCCCGTGGTGAATTTGCGGAGGCGGCATGATAGGCTCAATGAAGAACACCATAAAAATAAGGGGGCGTGAAAAATGGACAATGCAAAGCACTACGATGACGCAGAGATCGCGTTGATCGATGCACGATGCAAAAGCAATACGCACCGCATCAATGAGTTGCAGGAGCACCAAACGGCGCTTGACAGGCTGGCAACGTCGGTCGAAGTGTTGGCGACCAAGCAGGAAACCGTTGAGGGCGACGTCAAGGAGATCAAAGAGGACGTGAAAGCCATCACGGGCAAGGCGGGAAAACGGTGGGACGGGCTGGTCGACAAGGCTCTCGCGGCGCTGGCGGGCGCGTTTATCGCGTGGCTGCTGTCGGGGGTGGCCCTATGAAGAAGCTGAGAAAGCGGGACAAGTACGTCATCGCGGCAGTGCTCAACCTCTGCTGGTACTGTATTGCGGTGCTCGTATTGACCGCGCATGACAAGGTAGTGCCGGACAGCCTGACCGTCGCGTGGTTCGCCGCGTGGACGGCGGAACTGGGGCTGCTGGCGGGAATTAAAATCAAGGGAAAGGACGAATAACATGGAACTGATTCACAAGAGACTGGCAAACCTGATGAGCGTCAAGAGCATCGTAACGCTGGTGCTGACGGGCGTTTTCGCGTACATGGCGGTGACGGGCAACATCTCGCAGGACTTTATGACGATCTATGCGGTCATCATCGCGTTCTATTTCGGCACGCAGAGCCAGAAGACGCAGGACGTGATCGACAGCAAGGGTGACAGCGATGTATCACAGTAGGGACATTGCTGACCTGCGGGCGGACGTGCGCACAAACTGCGTCATTTTCCTCGACCTCTGCAAGGAGGCGGGGCTTTCGGTGCTCGTGACCGAGACAGTACGAGATGACGAGTACCAGCGCTATCTTGCTGCAAACGGCTACGCGGCAAAGACCGCGACGCGCCCGACGTTCCACGGCGTCAAGGCTGGGCTGGCGTTCGACATCTGCAAAAACGTTAAGGGGCATGAGTACGACGATCCGTCGTTCTTTGCACGCTGCGGGCAGATCGGCAAGCAGGTCGGATTTTCGTGGGGCGGCGATTGGAAGAAATTCCCGGACAAGCCGCATTTTCAGTGGGACGACCACCTCAGGTACACAGGGGGCATGATCTTGGCGGGCAAGTATCCGCCGGAAATGGAGGAGTACATGGACCAGGCAACGTTTAACAAGATGATGGACGCTTACCTTGCACAGCAGCGGACAAAACCAGTTTCGAGCTGGGCAAAACCTGTGTGGGATGCGGCAAAAGAGGAAGGTATCACAGACGGCACGGCTCCACAAGCGTTTATCACGCGGCAGGAAGCCGTGACGATGATCCAGAGAGCGACAAAATAACGGTGTCCTAATCGGGCACAGGAAGGAGCGGGCGGCGAAAGCCCACGCGCAAGCGCCTCTGCAAGCCCTACACGGGCATGGACAGTCAGCACAGGTCAATCCGCGCGCAATTATCCTCTATGGCCCCCAAGCGGGCCGTGGCGTATATCTTATCGTTTGAGCTGCCGCCCGATGAGGCGTACTGCCTTATTGAATGCGATGTGCGCGGGAAGAGCCGCGTCGAAGTCGCGGAGACACTGCACGTCTCACCGGAGTACGTGAAGACGCGGCGACGCCGGGCATACAGCAAAATCGCGGACGGCATCAAAAACACATAAAGAAGAGACCCTACAAAGACCTTTTTCAGGCTCTTTGCGGGGCCTCTTTTTCGTTATCATTGAGACAACAAAAGGAGGTGCGCGCATGGACCAGTTTGCAATTGCCGGATACAGCGGCGGAAACTGCATGATGTGTGTTATCGACAACGGTGATATTTTCCAGACCGACTATTTCGGCAACCGCCAGCAGCTCATCGGCAAGACCTCTTCGGCATACGCCGAGCTGGAAGCCACCACGCAGGAGTATTACGACAAGCTTGTTGAGCTGGGCGTCATCACTCCGCCCAAGACGCAGGAGGAGCTAATGGGCGAAATGCAGTCGGCTATGAGCGACATGGCTGCGGTCATCAAAAATCTGACCGATCAGGTAAAGGAGCTGAAGGAAAATGGACCTCAAGCAACTCTTAGCGGCAGCGGCGAGAATGTTTCCCAGCGCCGACCTG